GGCTTATAAGCTATTACAACAAGATAGAATAGTAAATGTTACAATACTTCCTGGCATGGATGGGGAGGTAGATGTATTTGACAGATGATTATATATATTTTTCTGATGAAGATATTGAAGTGTTAGGGTATGAGATAAAGGGAAATATTATAGTTATTGATGGTGTAGAGTATTGGTTAAAAGGTGCAACAGGTGAAGGATTTTATGTTATAATAAAGTGAGTAATAAATGACTGGATAGGGTAGCTCCCGAAAAGACTATTCCACGTTAGTTCTTCCAGTTTTAAGAATAAACGTGGATAATAAAAACGTGGAGGTAACAACTATGACTGGAGCATTTAGAAAGAAAGAAGTTCCATTTTCTCAAGTAAGTAATAAAGCATTAAGAGATGAAAGGCTAAGTTTGAAGGCAAAAGGATTATATTCTATAATTCAAATGTATATAACCATTCCTGATTTTATTTTGTATAAAGCAACATTGATTAAGTTATCAAAAGATGGTAAAGATAGCTTTAATACTGCATGGAAAGAGTTAAAAGATAGTGGATATTTAATACAACATAAAATGAGTAATGGTAAGGGTAACTTTTATTATGAGTATGAATTATTAGATGAAATAACCACAGACGGATTTTCCGTACATGGTTTATCCATACATGGTAAAACGGGTATATATAATAATACTGATTTAAGTAATAAAGATTTAAACAATAAAGAAAATACAGGGAATTTTGATGAACAAAATCCTGTGCTTTTTTCTTTTTTTATTCAACAATATCCGTATATACAATATAAGGTTAGCTATTATATAAAATGTTTCCATTCTTTTGTTAGGAAACCTATTAGATATAAATATGATAATTGGAAGCATATAGTTAATACTTTAGATATATATCTTGAAACAGAAGATGAAGAATTAATAGAAGGTATAATAGAAAAGTATTTTAAATCAAAATTTAGGGAACATTCTTTATATCATTCGGTATCACCAAAGATATTAGACTTAAAAACATTAGAGGCTAATATAGGGAGGTGATTAGTTATGTTAAGTGATAAATGTATGAATTGTGGGAAAATACTAAAGTATGAGTTGACGATTGGAAGCAATGTAACACACTGCAATGAGTGTTGGGATAAGCTATGTAAGACAATATCTAAAGATGAATGGAAAGCAGAAGGGGATATTCTTAATATTAAAAAATTAATAGATTAGTTAGCTGAAAGGATAGATTATGAAGTATATTTTAGAAGGTCATAAAATAGAACGTATGGAGTTTGATAGCATGAGTGATTTGAACCAGCATCTATATGAAAATTATCATCCTGATAGTTATGAGTTGATAGCGGTTACAACTTATGGTGATAGAATGAATAAGATTGAAAGATATATAATTTAGTTAGCTGAAAGGATGTGATTATATGAAGCTAACACCAAAGCAACAGGCGTTTGCTGATATGTATGTCACTACTGGAAACGCTACAGAAAGCTATATGAAAGTTTATAAGTGTAAAAATGTTAAAACAGCAGAAGCAAATAGTAGCAGAGCGCTAAGAAATGATAAGGTTCGCCAATATGTGGCAAAATTAAAAGAAGATATAAAACAAGAAACGATATGGACTATAGAAAAGTTAGTGCAAGAGTTTGCAGTTAACCACACTATGGCAAGAGATATGAAGGATGTAAGAGGTTCTAATGATAGTATGAAAGAGATAGGAAAGTTATTAGGGCATTATGAAGAAAAAATAAGGCACAGTGGAGAAGTTAACACTAATAATCCATTGAAGGATTTGACAGCTGCCGAATTAAAGAAGTTGATAGACAAATGATAGATATAGAGATTATAAAGAAACAAGCTAAACTAGAACTTGCTAGGCGTGAGTTCTTTTATTATTGCCATTTAAAAGCACCTGATTTCTACAAAGAAGATAGGAAGTATTTAGTTGAGTTATGTAATGAGATGCAATCATTCTATGAATCAGATAATGAAATATTAGTTATTAACCTTCCACCTAGACATGGCAAGTCAAGAAGTGCAAGTATGTTTGTTGAATGGATGCTAGGTAAGAATATAGATGAAAAGGTAATGACAGGATCATATAATGAAACTTTATCAACTGTATTCTCAAAGAATGTAAGAAATGATATACAAGAAACTAAAGCAGATGATTCAAAGGTAGTTTATGCTGATATTTTCCCTGATGTTAAAGTTAAAAAAGGTGATGGCTCAATGAATTTATGGAGTCTTGAAGGTGGTTACAATAATTATCTTGCTACATCTCCAACAGGAACAGCAACAGGGTTTGGTTGTTCTGTTATGATAATAGATGATTTGATTAAAAATGCAGAAGAAGCATTTAATGAGAATATACTAGAAAAACATTGGGAGTGGTTTAGCAATACTATGCTATCTCGTTTAGAAGAAGGTGGCAAAATAATTATTATAATGACTAGATGGGCAAGCAATGACCTTGCAGGAAAGGCTATTGACTTCTTTAAAGATAGGAAAATGAAAGTTATAGTCAAGAAGGCATTACAAGATGATAACACAATGTTATGTGATGAAGTATTAAGTAGGAAGAGTTATGATAACAAAGTAAAAGCTATGAGTGAGGAAATAGCATCTGCAAACTATCAGCAAATACCTGTTGATATGAAGGGTAGGCTATACCAATCATTTAAAACTTATACTACATTACCAGTAGATGATAATGGTGATTCATTGTTTACTGAAATAATGGCTTATTGTGATACTGCTGATGAAGGTAGTGATTACTTGTGTAATATAATAGCTGGTGTATATAATAAACAAGCATATGTATTAGATATATACTACACTAAAGATGGTATGGAAATAACAGAAATAGAAACTGCTAAGAGGTTATATGAGAACAATGTTAATATAGCACATATAGAAAGTAATAGTGGTGGGCGTGGATTTGCAAGAAATGTTAAGAAGGAATTAATGAATATGTTTAAAAGTAATAAAACCTCTATTAAATGGTTCCATCAAAGCAAAAATAAAAAGGCTAGAATATTATCTAATTCAACTTGGGTAATGAATAATATATTTTATCCTGTTAATTGGCGTGATAGATGGCCAGAATATTATAAAGATATGAATAAGTATCAAAAAGAAGGCAAAAACAAGCATGATGATGCACCTGATGCAACAACAGGTATAGCGGAGAAGATTGAAAAGGCAACACCTAAGCCAATTACGGCTAATATTTAGAAAGGGGTGATATTTTGATTAGTAGCTTAGATTTCTTAGCACAAGGTCAAGAGTGGCCACCAAAGGATAGAGAAACACGAGAACGATTTAATATGTATGATACAAATAAAGAGTTATTCCATGGTGAACACGCTAAACAAGGTGGGATATTTGACGAAGATTTAAAGCGACTACGAAGAGTTGTAGGTAACTATGATGAAGTTGTTGATTTTGTTACTTTATTGAATTATCATAAGCTAATTAGTGTTAAAACTGCTGATTTAATTTTTGGAGAGAAGCCGTTGATTACATCAGAAGGTAACAAGGAAACTATCGAGCAGATAGAAGAGAATACTCAAATGTTTAACAAGTTTTATGAGAATGTCATTGACTGCTCACGTTATGGCAATGGATTGTTTTACATATATGAAGATGATGAAAATAAATATGGTGATTTTGATTTAACACAACCTAGATTTTGGATCCCTGTTGTAGACCCTAACAACTATAAAAAGATTATGAATCATGTAATTGTTTATATGTCTTGTGATAGTGATGATAACAAATATCTACACGCACAGATTCATTATAAGGGTTATTTTGAGCGTAAAGTGTTTAAGATGTCAGAGGATAAGCCTGATACAATTATGACAGCTCTAAGAACTGACACAATGATTAGAAAAGATATCACAACTCACGTTATAGGTAATTTAACCGAAGAAGAGAGAGTTGAAACAGGATTAAGTGATTTCGCTATTCAAGTTACTTCTAATACTGTTACATCTGATTCTATGTTTGGGTTAAATGACTATGATGATATAAATAGTTTAGTATGTTCGCTAATGGTTCGTGTAGGACAAATTGAAAAGATACTAGATAAGCATAGTTCGCCTTCTGTTAATGCTCCAAGTTCAGCAGCACAACAAGACCCTGAAACTGGTGAGTGGTCTTTAAAGATGGGAAATGTATTCTTTAGAGATAGCAACGATGACCCACCAACCGAATATATAACATGGGATGCACAACTTGAAGCTAATTTTAAGCAGATAGAGCTGTTATTAAATCAGTTATATGTTATTAGTGAGATGGGAGCAACGCTATTAGGTGGAGAAGATAAAGGTGGTTCAAATACATCAGGTAGAGCATTGAAGTTTAAGATGATTTCACCTTTGGCAAAAGCTAAGAGAATCACAATGTTATTAGACCCAGTAATTAAGAATGTTATTAAATTAGTATCTTCATTAGGTGGCGAAAATATAAAAGACTTAACTGATGAAAAGATAACTATTAAATGGCAAGATGGATTACCTAATGACAAGCTAGAGGAAGCTGAAATAATAGAGAAGCGTAAGAATAGTGGTACAATGTCAACTAAGACAGTATTAATGGAATATGACCAAATGAGCGAAGATAAAGCAGAGGAAGAATTAGAATATATTGCAGAGGAAAACGCACAGAATAATCCATTAGCGATTAATCCGTTTGCTGGTAATAATGTTGTAGAAGAAGGTGAAGATGATGAGTAAATATAGATTAGAGATACAAAAGGTAAACAAAAGTGAACACAGAGTATATTTAAAAGATGTTGATTGTACGGTTAATATTGATATTTCTAACTTGATAAAAGATATATCAATTAATATATATCCTTTTGAAAGCGACATAAGGGTTGAATTTGCTTCTGATAGAGTTAGGTATATTGATAACACTAAGTATTTAGATTAGGAGTGATATAGGTGCTGAATGATAATTTTAAGAACGAAGAAGTTGAAACTGTGATGGAGAAAATAAAACAATCATCATATGGAAGTGTTGATTCTCTTAGAAGATTAGGGATAAAAATTGATGAAGATAAGTTAAATGATTTAAAGGAGTGATATAGATGGCTAAAGTATCACATCCAAGAGAAGAACAGTTTATACTAGACCTAATAAGCTACTATAGAGCAGCAGAGTTGAATCTAATTAGGATTATATCAGAGAAAGAAGCTAGAGGAACTGTAACAGCTTATAGTAAATCACTATTAGCACAAGTACAAAAGCAGATAGATGATATGAATAAAGAAGCTGTTAGCTGGTCAACGACTAATTTACCACCACAATATGAGAAGGGTATAAAGTCAGCAGTTAATGGCTATTCTGCTTTAGGGGTTGAAATAGGAAGTGTAGAAACATTTAGTAAACTAAACACACGAAACATTGCTATAATAGTTAGAAATACTACACAAGACCTTGTGAACGCTAATAACTTTATTGGTAGAAAGATAGAAGATGATTTGCGACAGGCAGGACTTGAAGCTATTGCTCAAAAGGAATTAACAGGGCAAACAGTAAAGCAGACTAAGCAGAATCTAATCAATAAGCTGATAGACCAAAATGTAATGGCTATTAAGACGAAGAACGGCAGAAACATGAATATATCTTCTTATGCTGAAGTAGTGGCTAGAAGCACGAGTAGAGAAGCACAGAACAGAGGGTTACTTGATACAGTTACATCAGCTAATAAAGATTTAGTTAAGATGTCTAGTCATTTAACTACTTGTCCTGTATGTGCTCCATTGCAAGGCAGAGTATACAGTATTAGCGGAACATCAACAGAATATCCACCGTTAGAATTTGCTTATGGTGGAGTTCATGCAAATATCCATCCTAATTGTCGTCATGTATTGATGCCATATGTACCTGAACTAGATGAAGATGCTGAAAAGGTAAAGGCTTTTAGTAATAGAAGCTTTGATATAGATAGTAGGAGTAAGTCACAGATAGACAATTACAATAGAGAGCAAAAGAAGAAAGCAGAGTTGAACAGGGATAGAAGGCAATGGGAGAGATATAAAACAGCTATGCCTAACGAAACGCCTAAAACATTATCAGCGTTTAGGAAGAGTAAGAAAAGTAATAGTGAAAAGTGGCAAGAGTTAGAAAGTAATTATAGGAGCATGAGAATTAAACAAGCAAAGGAGTGATAATATGAGTGCAATACATCCGAAAGAATATGATTCAGAAAAGGTTAAAAAAGAAATATGTGAGTTGATAGACGAAAACAAAGGTCGAATATTTTCGTTTAAAGTTGAAAGAGATGTTACAGTAGGTGAGCCTGTTACGATAAAGGTTACTGTTGATATGTACAAAGATTCCGAAGCAAAAAATATAATTGTATGATATAATATATTTATCAGATAGCGATTGCAACGTGAACGGTGGTATTCCGAGCCACCTTCTGATAATTTAATCGGATAATACTACGGAGGTGTTATGATGGATAAAGAAGCGTGTGTAAATTGTAAGGGAAAAGGTTTAAATTGTGATAATTGCAAACACAATGGAACTGATGGAAACTCAAAAAAGGAAAAGCTATTGTTTGATATGATGCAAGAAATCGAATGGAGTAGCGATGAGTACAGTAGTGGATATGAATCGGTAACAAATGAAGAGGTGCAAAGTTATATCAAAAGGCTGAAAGAAACATTTAACTTTGACTATTATGAATATCAACAGAAGGCAAACGAAAGAAAACAAGCAGAGTATATTGAGAGTAGGAAAGATGTTAAGCTTGAAAAACCTACGCCTATTAATCCTGTTAAAGATATACCTTGTAAATCTTGTGGAGGATATGTTCCTATAGGCTCTGAATATAACTTATGTGTAAGGTGCTACACTGTTAGAACACAGAGTTTAGAATATATCGAACTTATAAAAGAGCAAATTAAACAAGTTGCTAATACTAATTATAAGAATACAATATGCCAACATAGCGATAAATCATATGCAAGAAAGATAACGCAAGAAGAAAAAGATAAAGAAATACAAGCGATGCAAGAAACTATATTTTATATAGATAAATATCTAAAAGAAAATAATATGAGAAAGCTACATAATTTAATTTAAAAATTCAAATACATTTATAACAAAGATACTCGAAAGGGTGTCTTTTTTCTTGCAATAAATTGCTCTTTTTACATTGTTAGAGCCTAAAGAAACAAGTCCATTGCGTGGAGGGTAACACGCCAAAAAAACTAAACTATGGAGGTAATAAGATGGCAGATTTAAATGAATTATTAGGCGAAGAGTTGTTTAATCAAGTATCAGAGAAATTAGGAGATACTAAGCTAATTATCAATGATGGCAACTACATCCCTAAACAAAAGTTTGACGAGGTAATAGGTAGTAAAAACGAGTTTAAAAGTCAAGTAGGTCAATTGACTAGCGAACTTGAAGCACTAAAGAAGAGTGCGAAAGGCAATGAAGAGTTTGAACAAGCAATACAGAAGTTGCAAGACCGTAATAATGAGTGGGAAAGCAAGTATAACAAAACTTTGATTGATAATGCTGTTAAGATGGAAGCATTGCATAACAAAGCGTTAGACCCTTCCGACTTAGCTAAGTTTTTAGATTATAATGAGTTATCACTTGACGAAGCTGGTAACGTAAAGGGATTAAAAGAACAAATTGACGGCTTAAGAGAAACAAAAGCGTATTTGTTCGAGCAAGACAAGAAAGTTAATAATAACAATGCTGCTAATCCAACTAATGTTGTTGTTCAAAAGAGCCTTGATGAACAGTATCAAGAAGCTGTTAAGGCTGGCAATAGGACTTTAGCGATTGCATTGAAAAACAAGATGTTTAATTTATAAAATTAAGGAGTGATTTAATATGGCAAATGTTGCTGCGGGCACTGTGTGGAATGTGCCAAACTATGTAGGTGAATTATTTACAAGTGATATGATAAATACACCATTTTTAAGTGCGATGGGTGGGTTAACAGGTGGAATGCAAACTACTAACTTTGAGTTTGCTACAGATTCACAGTACGATCAAGAAACAGCTGCACAACCAGCTATAACAGAAACTGCATCATTGACTGCACCAACTGCGATTTCTTATGTAAGAAGTCAAAACAAGAACGTTACTCAAATATTCCATGAGCAAGTATCTTTGTCTTATGCAAAGTTATCAAATGGTGGAAGATTATCAGGAATCAATACTGCAGGTTCTGCGAACAATGTTGTTTCTGAATTAGATTGGCAGATAGCTAGAGCATTAGAAAAGATTGCAAGAGATGTTGAGTATACTTTCATCAATGGAGTATATCAAATTTCTACAGCTTCTAACGTAGCTAATAAGACTAGAGGTATTATAGCAGCTACTTCTACTAATGCAGTAGCAGCAGCAGGAGCAACATTATCTAAAGCTTTAGTTGACCAATTACTTAGAACAATGCACACTAACGGTGCTATATTCAAGAATCTTGTTATTATGTGTAACGGATTCCAAAAACAAAAAT